GAGGGGGAAATATCCCCCATCCCGCGACTCGCCATCATGGTTTTAGCAGGCTTTGCCGCCGTAGTTCATTTTCTTCATGCCGCCAGCTTTCATGCCAAGAGGCTTGCCGCCCTTCATGGAAATCATTGTGCCCTTGGTCTTACCTTTGGAAGCAATACCGTCTTTGCTAGGGGCTGCTGTGCGAACTTTACCCATTTTGGCAGTTGTGATGCCGTTGCCTGAACTTTTAGCCATGATTTTTCCACCTTCTTTAAAAAAAGCCGTTTTCCCGTGATCGGTTTTAGGCTTGTTCACCTTCTGAATATCCGCACGGCTTACGCCGCCGGAGCGAAACTTCTTACCTTTGTCAGCGTCAGTAAACTCTTTTCCAACGCTTTGCGGTATTCCAACCTTCTTGGCAAAAGCGGGGTTATTCGCAATTGCGGCCATGAAGTTGTGTTGCTTTTTACTCGTCGACGGCATTTGCAGCCTTCTTTCGGTTAGTTATTTCACGAACGGTATCAGACTCCCAGATACGAAGACCGAGGTAGATGATCGTGAACAAGGAAGCCAAAGGTGGAAGCCACGTAGCCATAACACCAACAGTTGTTAAAACTGCTGCGCCATCGGCAACTGCTTTAGCTGTGTCGTGTTGAGTCATACCATCCGCCCTTTTGTCTTGCCTTTTGTAGCGCAACCATCGGCTGCGTTTACATATCCGCCATCTTTGCAGTTCCACGCCCTCAAAGACTTATTTATCCGTGAATCCGGGTCGTTGGCCGTCTTGGCAGAGGTCAACTTCTTCTTCATACCACTCATCCTTGCACAGAAGGAGTCGCGCCGTGAGCCGCCCTCTGGTTGAGGACGTTTCAGCCCCGGCTTGCCGGGATTGGCTGCATTGTAGGAAGCCCGTCCTTTGGCGTTCAAGCCGCCCTTCTCGGACTTCCCCTCTTTGCGTTGCCATGCTGGGCTCTTAGCCATAGAACACCGTCACTGACGCAATACCAGTCAAGGTAGCGTAAATGTTCGTATAAAACCGCACGCCTTCACCCGGCACCGCAACATAAAACGAGTTGGGGTTTGTGTTGGGAGGAATGTCAATCTCAATACGTGTGGTGCCGCCGGAACCGCCATCTTTCAAAAGCAATGTCCCTGCTTGGCTAGCAGTAGCGCAAATAGAAAAACCTTTAACGCGAGCTGGCTGTCCAAAAATAGACGCAGACGCGTTTGTGTGTTGCGCTTTTACGTCATATTGCGTTGTCATAATCAATCTCCTTTAAAAACGGGGCCTAAGCCCCACGGGTTGATTAGGAGTTTGCGAACGGTGTAGCCACAGTGCTTGTGCCCATCACCATGCCAGTAACCATGTACTTGTTAGCCGCAATAGCAACAATCTGCACCCATGAACCAGCAACACCACCAGTAGTTGTGCCGTTCAAGTTAATGAAATCGTTTGCGGCTGCGGCAGAAAAGCCCACCAAACCAGCGCCGTCTGTGTCTACGTCATTCATTACGATTGTGCCAACGTACTTGTCAGTGCCGTTTGTGCCAATCTTCAGTGAGCTAGTAGCAATTGTTGTGGGAACCCAAATTGTGTACACAACGCCTTCGTTGTTGGCTGTGCTTGGGTCTTGACCGGGGCCAGACGTTGTGGGGTTAGCAGAGACATTGATCGCCGGCAAAGTCAAAGTCAGTGCCGCGGCCAATGTGCCGCCAACAGAAATGATGCGACCACCATGAGCTTCTGGGCTTAGTGTGGTGCTTGCCGTGATTTCAACGACAGTCGCTGGGCCTTGTTGATAAATACCGCCCAATGAACGTACTGGGCCTTGAAATGTTGTGCGTGCCATGATGTATTCCTTACATGCAAGTTGGGGTGTTCTGTCTGCATGTCGTCAGCCGGGACTGTCAGAACACCGGATAAGCCCGGATTACTGTGTTTATATCACGGTGTTTCGGAGTGTGCAACAAGTTTATTGGACTTCTTTAAATTTTCTTCTTGTGTAATAACGCGCAGATTCCACGGCACGTGCAAGCCGCAGACTTCGTAAGAACGTAGGGGGACGATGTGGTCAACGACGTACCGTTCGCCTGTGACTTCTGTCATCTTTCTTGCTTGGATATACAACTGCCGCATGGACATGCGCTGCTCCTGCGTCAACCACTTAGGTGTAGCTTCGCGGTGTCTGCGTTTGCGCACGCTGGTGTCCGCACGCACAACATCCACATTTCGGTCTTTGTACTGCGCTTGTAGACGTCGTTTTTCTTCTACGGGGCGTGCAGCAGCTCTAGCAATTACGGCCTCCTTGTTGCGTTCGTAGTAACGTTTGCCTGCGGCTTTAGCGGCATCGGACTTTGGTTTGCTTTTACGCTTCTCGTTATCAACTGCCCAGTCTTCTTTCATGCAGTCAACGCAAGCACCTTTTGTTTTGCGTAGGGCCACATGCCCTCGCACACAAGGCTCTCCAGTAAAGTAAAACTTTGCGCCTGTCGTTTTGGCTTCGGCACGGGTTTTTGGATGCTCCATATTATCTCCTTGTTACGATACGAGTAATTGTAGCACAGTGAAAAACAAAAGCAATAGAAAATAAAAAAGCCACCCGAAGGTGGCTTTTCAGAGGAGCAGTAGCTATTAAGCGCCTGCTGAACCCCACATACCCAACGGGTCACTCCAACCAAAAGAGTAACGCTCGCGAGCTTTGTAACGAACGTTCCCTGTATCGAAATCCCCATCCATGGAATTTTGCAAGGCGATACGCTCGAAGTGCTTCATGCCGTTAGGCACATCAGTAATCAAATACCAGCCGTTTGTGTCGGTCAGGTAGTGGTTAACTGTGTAACCTTCAGGGATTGCGCCCATCTGCTTCAACGCGTTGATGTCATTGTCAGCAGTAGAAACACGCAGTTCAGTGTCAAGCAAACGCTTGGCAACGAACATCAGTGATGGGGGAACAATCATCTTACGGGGCTTGGCGGCGATCAACAGACCGCGCTCATCAGTCCACGCAGCGATTTGAATCACAGCGTTTTCCAATGAAGTTTCGTTCAAGTCAACACCAACTGTTGGGCTGTTGTAGTTCACACCACCATTAACGAGGGGGTGACCAACGCGAGCGCTAGAGCTGTCGTTACCGAACAAAGTGACGCCGTCACCGCCCAAGTATGCGCCGTTGAAACCGTTGTTGATAACGGATGCAGCTTTAACTTGCTTGGTGTAAGACATAGCACGGGCCAAAGACTTCGTGTAACGAGCAGACAAGCTGTCGTACAAGTTATCTTCCACAGCTTCTTCCGTGATGGAGAAACCGAGGGCGATAGTCTCGTGGTTGTAACGTGCTGTGAAGGCTTCCTGTGCGTTGTCATACGCAATGGCTTGACCCTCGTTCTTGACGGGAGCAGAGCCAAAGCCAGCAAGCTTTGTCTCTTCTTCAAAGCTACGCTCAGATTTCTCTGTTTCGTAGATTTCTTTGTGCTCTTCGCCGTAGCGAGCGTATTCCATACCGAACAAAGCGTTCAGACCGGGGAGCAACTCTTTAAGTAGTTGTGCGCGTGAAATTGCCATAGTAGTTTACTCCTTACAGGCCGACGGCGGTTGTATAGCTGTGATAGCCGGGATTGAACTTGACCAAGATGTCAGTGTAGGCATCACCCACAGTTGAGAATCCGGGAACGTTCGCAAAGCCAACAACACGGAACGCCGCAGTAGCCGCAGTGCTAGAAGCAGAGACAGCAGTTGTAGAGTTACCAGTAGTTGTAGAACCTGTGCTAGTGCTTTGAGCAGCAGCTAAGAACACGTTTGTGCCCAATGTTGTCTGAGCCATTGTGTTGTTGGCTTGGACTTGGAACACAGCGCGGTCGTCATCAATTACGTACGCAGTAATAGCAGAGCCTTGCACAGAAGCTGTGTTGGCAGGGTAGTACTGAGAGTAAATGATTTGGCCTTGTGCATTCGTGTAGGAGCAACCAACAAAAACGCCAATAGCGCCTGAGTTAGTAGATGTACCTGCACCAGTTGGGAAGCCGGCAGTGTTGTCGTCTGCACCAGTGGTAGTCACGATTTGCAAGTAACCTGAAGCATTTACATACACGAGTGAACCATTAAAGATGTTCGTGTTGTAACCAGCAGGGTTAATTAGGAATTGTCGAGTGCTACCAGCGTATGGTAGGCCACCCAACTCGTTTACGGCACGGAAGCCGTAAGGGGTTTGTGTAGATGCCATTTAAGGACTCCTAAGTTTATTTAGAACCAGAACCAAATCCACCACGCGTTGATGACGACTTTCTTTCGGCAAACAACGGCATGCGCGGATCATTTTGTCGCATGAAGTTATTGTCAACTGACTCCATCTGGTTTTGAGCTTGTTGGTCATAGTACTCGTCCCGGGCTCTGGCTTTTTCGGCAGGCATCTTGCAGAGCATGAGGCCACCAATTTCCACGTTCCCAGTCTTTTCGTTGCCCACCAGCATCAATTCTGGATGGTCGTCTGCCTTCACCGGTACCCAACCTTCACGCATTTTGCGCGACACGTTAGTTACTTCCGCTTGTCCCAGAATGTGAGTCGCTACCCAGCGATACACATAGCCCGGTTCAGGCGTTGGATCAGGCAAGTTTGTCGGCGGTACGTATACTGCACGAACAGATTTTTCGCGTGACTTTAAGTCACGATTTGAGCGGTCAATTGTTTCAGCCATTTCAGTTCTCCAGTTTTGCTACTTGTGCAGCGTATTGCTGCGGGGTTAAACCTAATTTTTTAGCCAACGCAACTTGCGTATTTGTTAGCTTAATTTTTCCTGCACTCGTAGAACGAGATACAGAGGCCACCACTGTTGTAGGTTTCTTTTGAACCTCACCAGACCTTGGCTTGTCATTCGCCTGCCCAAATAAATCAGGAAACGATGACTTCATGCGAGCGTCAATTTGCTCGAAGTATTCAGCAGAGCGGGGATCCACTCCGTTTGTGACTAGTTTTTGATGCAGCCCTAGTGCGTAGCTGGTGTATTCTTCAAACCCTTGCTGTCCGAACCACTGGTTTTTTGCCTGCCAGCGCAGAGTTTTTTCGTCCGGTTCAGCCCTTGAAGGTTGGGCTTGTTGCGTTTGTACATCAAAATTTTCTTCCTGTAAAGGGGTAGGACGATAATTTTTTACTTGTTCTGCACGAATCTTTGCGTCCGTCACCTCCTCTAAGGCGGCAACGATCGCATCATTGTCATAAGCTTCTTGCGCTGCTTTGAGTTTAGCCCGGGCTTCTTTTAACTCAAAATCAGCTTTACCTTTAGCCCCTTCAATGATGGCTTCTTGTCCTGTATAGACGTTTTGTTTTAGGCGTTTGTTCTCCTGAATCAACTGCTGTGCTAGACGCTCCAGCTCTTGTTTCTCACGCATTGTGGCTTCTTTGATCCGGCGCTCGTCGTGACGGGCGTGGGTCAGTTCTTTGATACGTGATTTGACTTTGTCAGAGTAAGACTCAATTTCGTCTTCTGTAGGGTCGGCAACTTCCTTGTCCAATGGCTTACGGCCACGGTCTTGTTCAGGAGTGTCGTCCTCAATTTCAATTTCTACTTCGCCTTCGCCTTCAATTTCAAACTCAACCTCTGCGGCCTTCTTGTCATCAATTTCGTCGGGGAACTTGTAGGGTTCGTTCATGGTCTTCCTTTCAAGCGCGGGTCAAGCCGCGAGGGTCTAGCACAACAGCATCAACTTGGTCGTCGTTGATGAGACGGAACTCCTTGCCAAAGATCTTAAATCTTGTGCCGGAGTAAGTACGTACTAACACGAAGTCGCCCTCTTTACACCATGCTCCGTTAGGAAACTTGGCGGTGTCTTTGTACGCATCGGGGCCTACACGCAATACAAACAGCACCGTGGTGGCGTGTTCTTCTTGGCGCATAGTGGCTGTATCTCTCACGAGATCCAGTGATGTTCCTGCAATCTTTTGTTCAACTTCAGGGACTACACAGAGCAATTTCCATCCTGTGGGGACGGGCAGTGCGCCTGCTTTTGTATCGTTATCATCATCTTCGTCAGGCTGTTCGACTGGCTGGATGTGTGGCGGCAACGAAATACCGGGGGGCAAGATCAATCCTGATTCAGTTCCGATCATGGGAGTCTTCAACTTTCTTAAGCAGGTCAAGAACATAACGCTCTGCGAGAGCTAGACCTGAAATAATCCCGCAGAGTTTTTGGTATTCCTCAAAATTGCGACATGCTCCACCGGCGATGTCGTCGGCGTAGTTGTTCATGTCAGTACGTATTTGGTTGCGCAATACGTTTGCGAAGTCTTGGATCATTTTCTAGAACCTTGGTTCCTGCTATTTTGAAGCGCAGCAGTTCGCGCTTGTAAGTCCATCTGGGCTTTACTCTTTGCGATGTCAGCACCCATCTGGAGGCCGGCACGTTCTTGCTCAAACTGTTGCTTGAATTCGCTCTCTTTGATTTGCGCACCTGTGCGAAGAGCGTCCAGTTCCAGTTTGCCGCTGACTTCTTGCTCTTTCAAAGCCTGTGCATCGGCCTTGGCAGCAGCGTCCATCATGATCTTTTGTTTCTTCAATTCCAACTCTTGTTGTTTGAGTTGCAACTCTTGCATCTGCATCTGCATGATTGGATCTTGCATCTGCTGCTGTGCTTGCATCTGTGCGGCTTTGGCCTGATCCTGCATGAGAACTTGCTGAGCAGCTTGAGCCATCATGCCTGAGAGCGCGATCTCCACTTGTGGTGGCAACTTCTCGTCTTCGGGTGGCAGTGGCATACCGAGTTGCTGCTCAATCTTCTGGCGCATCTGGTAGCCAACGTGCTCTGCAATGTGCGCAGTAATTGCGCCCATGATCTTGGGAGCCTGTGGGTTTTGCCCAATGAACTGCTGAATCATCGGGTCTTGCAAGAGCAGCATGTGTACCTGAATGTGCGAGGCGTGATCTTGATGCAAGAACGCTTTGAGCGGTGTACCTTTAAGCGCGTTCTGGTTCTCCTGCACGGGGTCGATTGGCTTCATGTCTTCTTCGATTGGCACGAGCTTCTCAGCGTTCTTGATGCCCAAGACGGAGAGCATACCGCGGTGTAGTTCTGGCAAGTTGTAAATGTCCGGAGCCATCTGCGCCATCTGGATCACAGCTTGGTACTGGATCACGCGCTGGCTCATGGTGGCCGCATTGGGGTCTGACACGGGGATGATGTCTACCTTGTCGTAGTCAGCCTTTTTCGCTTTACGTGTGCCGTACTCAGGATCGTATGTGTAGTCTGGATCAGTGTAGTCGCGGATGATGTTCTTCAAGAGTTTGAACTCTTGCTTCAAAGCGAAGTGCACACGGGCTTGCACCGCAGTCATCACCTTTAACTGACGCTCCAGCAGAGCCAACGTTGTACCGACAGGCGCGTTAGCACTCATGTCAGACACTTTCATGTCGGCTGTTGCGGCAAAACGACGACCTTCGTCCACGATGGTCTGCATCAAGTTAAACAACGTCGCGCTTGGCTCCTTGTACGGAAGGGGCAGAATGCTGTCACGGATGTTGCCAGAGGCTACGTCAACGTCTCTCCACTCACCGGGGGCGATGGGGGTGTCGTCTCCCTTGATACGCAGACCTCGGGACTTAAGTCCGCCGGGAAGGTTAGATAACGTTCCTGCGTCGACCAGTTGACGCATAAGGCTAGTGGCTGACTTGGCAAAACCACCGATAAGGTGGAAGAGGCCAAAGCCGTATGCACCAAAGCCGGGGATGTACTGGTAATGCACAAAGTGCTGGCGCTTAAGGCGTAAGTCATCGGTTTCGTTCCAGTTGCGGCGAATTGACAGGATGTCGTTTGAGCCTTTGATGATGGTCACGACGTACGGCAACATGATGCCGGACTCTTCTTCCTCGCCGTCATCGTCCTCAACCATGTCTTCGTACCCGTCAAGGTTCAAGTCAACGTGGCACTCATAGATGGTGTAGCGGTCGTCGTTCAGGTCGTTAAAGCCTGTTTCTTTGTCCTTGGCTTTCTGAATGTCCGTGCGATCTTTGGGCGCATCAGGCAACTCAATGTCCAGATAAAACCCAGCTTGCTGAAGCTTGATGATCTCGTTCTTGGTTTTGCGCATGACGTGCGTGACGCGGTGGCAAGTATCCAAATCGGTTGCGCCGTATGGCAAGAGCATGTCTTCTGCGGGCACAAACATCGAGACTTGACGTCCCAAATTGGGATCATAGTAGACCTTCTTAAACGCAGAGCCCGTAGCTGGCAGTGACCACAGCATGCGCTCATGTTCAGAGCGGTACTCCGTCATGACCTCGGTCAACTCGTTGTTCATGTCGTCTTCAACGTTGGCCGCAATCTCTTTCATCTCAGGCGTGTCTTTGCCGATGATCTTGGAGCGCACGGGCCCTTGCGCGGGGAATGTCTCAGTGATTGTCTCTG